GGGATACCGAGCGCGTCGCACTTGGAGATGTTGCGCTCCGCCCATTTGTCGGCATTTCGGATACCGTAGCCGCCGCGGATGATGACAAAGCCATCCTTGTACGGCGTGAAATCGAAATCGCCCTGATGCTCGGAAACGTCAATACCGTTCATTTCCATGTTCCTCCTTATGGATTGGCCTTGACAATGGCTTCTTTTGCTGTTCCGTTGACATTCAGCAGAACGCGCGTCACTTGCTTCGCCGCGCCGTTCACGTTCAAATACAGCACATCGCCGAACAACGCAGGCGCGGTAAAGGTCGCGGTTTGGACGGCAACCGCGGCGCCCACGCCGCCGACCTTGACGGTGATATTTACGCTCTCTCCGGCTTCGCCGACGAAATAGAACGTTGTTGTTCCCTTGACAACGTCAAAGGATGTATCCTCTGTGCCGCTGACGCCGCCGATATCGCATCGTAGCGTCCATTTGCTGGGAGGGTAATAAGTCCCGTAGCTGCCGTTTGCGCTCGTAAGCTCTGCTTTAACGACGAACTGTCTGCCGTTCAGTCGTGCGATATACAGCGTTCCGGAAAGGCTCCAATGGTTCGCCATTCCAGAAACACTCTTTTCCTGCTCCCAAGCGCTGCCGCTGGGCAGCTCCGGCGCTGTGGTGCTCCATGCCATTCAGATCACCTCACACAGAATACTGTAGGTATATGTCGCCCGGCTGCCAAGCGGCGGGCGGCATTTCGCTCGTCCCGGTGTAGATGTGCCGCACCTGATCGGCGGAAAGCCCGAACTTCGTATACGGGATATCGTCTGCAAGCTGCCCCGCGCCGACCGTCTTGTCCGCGATTTTCTCCGCCGTAACGGCCTTTCCGCCGAGATTCGCCGTGCCTACCGCGCCATTGGCGTTGGACAGCGCTCCAAGATTCGCCAGCGCCGTTGCTGCGTCTGCGGCTCCCGTGCCGCCGGAATCGACGGGCAGCGCCGTGGTCTTAAAGGCCGCGCGGATTTTTGACACGATGTTAGACCACGGGGTTTTCCGATTCAGCGATACGGAAATATCATAGAATGGGAAATAGTCTCCGTCCGCAAGCGTAGCTTCTGCGGCAAGATCTTTTGTCGCCGCCTGTTTCGCTTCGATCGCATCCGGAATTGTAGTTTCATCATCTGCGCTCACGGGGATATCGTCGCCGGTTAACGTCACATTGCCGGAGGCGTCCGGCGATTTCGTGTTCACTGACACGACAGAGCCGGAGCCGTTCATTCCGTTATAAACGGAGAATGTGGTAAACTCCCCATTGTCAAACGTGATTTTGTATGTGTCCGTTGTACCTGCGGCGTGTGTGCCGCTTTGCAACGTGATGGACGCTATACCGTTGCCGTTCTTTACGTTGAACGTGGAGGTCGTTCCGTCCGTAAGCGTAACGGTGTAGGTATCCGTCAAGCCGCTCGTTCCGGTTTTGGCAATGCTCTTGATGGATGACCCGTTTGTTACGGTAAAGTTGGTGCTTGTGTTGTCCGAGAACGAGATTTTATAAGTGTCCACAAGGCCGGATGTGCTGATTTTCGCAACGCTCGTGATTGCCCGACCATCCGTTCCCTTGTCGCCCTTCGCGCCGGTCGCGCCGCGTACCGAGGTCGTCTGTACCTCCGTATCGTCAGACATGATGAACGTCAGGGTATAGTCGTCGTTTAGGGTAATGCTCTTAATGCCGCCGTGCCCGTCAAGAGCCGTTGCAAGGTCGTTGATAAGCACCTGTCCGGTCAGGGACTTTGCCTGTCCTGCCTGTTCCATGACAAACAGATCTGTCGTTGTTACGGTTGATGCTCTCGGAAGCTCGCCTACTGTTTTGTCCGCCAAGGATTAGCCCTCCTTCGTTTCCGCTGCAATCAATTTTTCGATGAGCAGCTTGATATAAACGAGCTTCTCGAAATTCTCCCATCCTTCGACGCGGAGGGTGCCGAGAAGCTCCTTGATTTTATTAAGTTCTTCCATGCTTAAACCTCGCTCGCGTACTTCTGCCGCAGCGCTGCCCGCTGTCCGCCGGTTTCATTGACAAGATATTCAAACTTTGTATAGTGCTCGAATACCGTATCATCTCCGTTTGCGGCTACATAGCGGATTTTCGCCGTTTTCTTCTCATCTCCGAAGATCGCCGCCGCTTCAACAAAAGAAAGGCCAGTCAGAGTGACATACAGCAGCCCAACAGTAGCAAGGCCGCAGAACGCACACGGGTATTCGCTTCCGTCAAGAAAAATGATTTTGTCCATATATCTCCTCACTAATAACCAAGGCATTTTATTTGAACAGTATTCCCTACACCGTCTCTAAAAGTGTAAGTTGACAGATTTACAGTATACCCATACAGCCGAAATGCCTCGTTGGTAGAAAAGGATCCAGCAGAGGCGTTCATCGCCGCCGCTGTTGCAGCACCGGAAAAAACATCCCCGGCAAAATACCCGTTTGCGATGCCGCCGTTTAAGTATCCATTGGTATTCGCCGTCGTGATTGTTCCAGACCCTATCTGGCTGCCTTGAATTGTTCCGGCGTCGCCGCCCGTCTGTATCCGGTTGGCATAGACATTTCCGGTAAACGTTCCGTCCGTTGCGTATAGTTGGCCGTAGCTGTTTACGCGGAATTTGCCGCCGCCGAGGGCTATACCATCCGCGCCGATGTACACACCGTCCACCGTCCCGTACAGCTCTGACAGCTTGTTATAGATGGCGTTCTGTGTGATGGTAAACCCGCTGTCCTTGCTTCCGATGAACCCGGATGTTGCCGTTATCTTGCCGGTGATGTCTACGCCGTCTTTCGTCGCCCTGAATACTTCCTGCCCGGAGCTTTCCAGAACAAAGCCGTCCGCCGTCAGCGACCATCCAAAAGAGGCGGAATTGCCGCCGGTCTGCGTCACTCTCGCGGCGATCTCCTGCGCGTGCAGTTCCAAAGCCGCCCGCATTTCCGCTTCGCTCGTTTCTCTGGCCGTGACCTCCGCCTGAATGCTCGCGGCATTAACTCTAAGGCTTGCCCGCGTCTCGGCAAACTGCCGGGTGGTCTTCCGGTCGGTCGGGGATTTATAGGGGTACTCATGGTCAACAGCATTCTCCTGCGGTGCGGAGATACGCGCCGCCATTAGCGTTGAGAAATTGGTTTCATTGACATAGATGCCGGAGAAAACGCCGTTGATGGTAACGCCGTCACCAAGCTCCGCCGCAGGATCAAGCTTCGCCCATTCCGTGTCATACGGACGATAGACAAATTCCCTGATGCTCTCTAAGATGTCGTTCGCCATCTGCTGGGAACCCCACGGGCAGTCAAGCTCTAATACATTATCCCCGCTCCCTGCCTCGTAGCATGAATCGTCGTCAACGTTGATGCGGACTTTGGTGTATTTCGGCAGTTCCGGCGTTGAAGTGTATCCCTTTGCGCTCCTCCCAACAAAAACCGATTCAGACAAGAATCCTGTCACCTCCGAACGTGAGGACATACCCGGCGGTATCCACGAGATAGTGTGTCTCGATGCCGATCTCATTCAGCCGGACAAGACGGAGTTTCCCGTAGTCCGACATGATGAAATTTCCCGCGTACATTGCCGCGATATATCCGAGGATTTCCCTCATAGCGTATCCTCCGGGATACTGCACCGGATACCCACGCTGCATGATGTCAAACGTGCGTGGATCGACGTCTACGCCCATATGCCCGGCAATAAGGCTTACAACGTCAATGTCCGTTTTGGGCCATTCGCCGATGTCCCCATTCACAGGAAAATCGTTCTCGGCCTTTAACATCGCGTCGTACCCGTGGAACACGATCTCGTCTGTGCTCTCTCCGTCGGAGCGTGTATCGATATAGAACACGCCCTTCGGTATCCATTCACTTTCCTTCGCGTCATTCACGGCACGGATAAACGGCTTGATGGAGGACATTCTCTTGATCGTCGCCGTCGGCTTTACCATCGTGACATCGATTTCCGCGGCTACACAGCACCCGACCATCGGCTTGTCGTCCGTGAAAAGGTGCTGCGTGGTCTTGATCTCTTTGAGCATGTTCCCGCCGTATCCGCCGGAATCCGAATCGTAGAAAATCCTCGTCCCGCCAAACGTGATATAATCGGCGTGCTCGTCGATCAAATAAAACTCGTCGCCGATGACGAGCTTGGTTTCAAACCAATGTGTACCGGCGACGATTTCCTTGTATGTTGCGCTTGTGTTCTGCATGGCTCATCTCTCCACAAGGGCGAGCGCATCAATGTTCCAGCGTTCTTTCCCATCACCGAAAGATGTATCGACCGTAGCCTTGCCGGTGCTGTTGTACATAGTCGTTACTTGCGTACCCTTTAACCACGGGTTTGTGTATGTTACTTCTACGTACTCCGGCATAAGCGCCGGTAGAACGATCTCGGCGTCTTTGGTGTACAGTGGCTTAAACGTTGCATCAATGCGGAATTTCGTTGCGATCCGTGCCCGGTGCATCGTGTAATCCATCGTGCGCCCCGCGTCCGAGCTGTCGCCGTCCTCTCTGGTCACGGTATATCCGCCGCCGTCCAGATATGGGAGCATATCCACGCCGTTAACTATCAGCTTCATTTTCCACGCCCCCTGTTCCGCTCTTCGGTATAGGTGTAAACCGCATCGCCGACCTTTCGCCTGTCAAGCTCAACCGTCGTGTGGATGTTTATCGGCTCGCGGCTTCCTGTTAAACGTTCGAGAAGCGCGTCCAGCTTACTTTCCAGCTCGGGAGAAATACCATAACCATACCCGGAGGAAAACGCATTAGGCGGCACTACACCGCCCATAGCAACGGCGGGCATTTTCATGCTCAAACCGGCGAACTTATCCGTCATACGGTCAACGATGCCGTCCGCGACCATCGACACCCACTGCGTGTTTCTCTCAAGCGGAATGACGGCCTCCGAGCCATCTTCACCGGCAATAAACGGAGTACCCTTTTTGACGACGCCGCCCTTGGCGAGACGCGGAATAGATACAGAGCTTGCACGCCAGTTTATACCGCCGCCGCCGAAGAATTGCAAAACGCTGCTGAACGCTCCGACGAGGTTATTGAACATCGTAATAACGCCGTTAACAAACGCCTCTACAGTGCCAAGGATACTGTTGATAAGGGACGCGCCCCAGCGTTTGATTTCAACCCAGACGTCGATCCATGCGCTCTTGATCTTGTCAAGCGCCGCCGACCAATCGCCTGTGGCGAAACCGTATACAACAGCGGCCAGAGTTTCAAAGATCGCCTTTATAAGTGACAATGCCGTACGAATAGCGCCGACGATATTGTTAAAAGAATACTGAACGACGCCGTAAAGCAGAATGAATACTTGCGAAAGGACGTTGCCCTTTTCGGAAAGCGTTTTCAGCGCATTGTCGAACCACCCATTGACTATGCCGCTGATCTTGTCGAAAAACGCGGTGATGTCGTCCCACCACCCGGACAGGAATGAACCGAGAGCAAGGAACGCTCCGATTGCAAGCGGTATCCATGAGCCGGTGAGAAGGGCAAGACCGATACCGATTTTAAGAAACCCGGTTGACATCTCCATGCACATGTCTTTAGTAAGGCTTCCGGTGTTGATGAAATTTTTAAAAGCATCAATCAAATCCAGAGTGCCGAAAAGAACCAGCGCAATGCTCGCGGCAGTTTTCCCGAACGCAAGCCCAATAGCAAGTGCCGCTATCCCCTCCAACAGGTTTTTGATAAGCCCGAGGTTGTTCTTGATTTTGTCACTGATCGCTACATCTTCGTACTTGATTCCGCTGCCGGAACCGCCCCCGCCGCCGCCGGAGGACGAATCCTGCGCAATGGTCAGCGTATCAATGCCCATGAGCTGCTTTTTCAGTTCCTTTGCCGCACCAGCGCCGGAAGATAGATTATCGCTCAACTTTCCCGTGTTGGTTATGGCCCGCTTGAATGTGCTTTTCCCACTAAGAGCCGCAAAGAATGCCGCGATAGCGTCAACAGCCTTTGTGATCCAGCCAATGAGCGTCTGCAATACCGGGATAACCGCAGTAAGAATTGGGGCGAACGCCGCACCCCATGACGCCTTTAGCCCCTGTAAAGACGCTTTCAGTTCGTTAATGCTTTTCTTCGTCTCAGGGTCGTTCTCGGCATAAGCCTTTACCGCTTCAATGGTGTATTGCTTTAGCTTTCGGAAAAGAACGAACAGCGAGCGGATACCAATGCCATATTTGAGCAGATTCTTCATGCCGCTTTTGATGGACTGCTGCGCACCTTCCATCGCGGCCTTGATGTCAGCGCCTTTGGACGCATCGGTGATTGTTTGCGTCAGCTCCCCGGCTCTTTTTTTCTGTTCTTCCAGCTCCGCCGTCTGCTGTTTCAGTTTGTCAACGATTTTCGCGTCCTGCGCTTCAAGCCTCTGTGCGGCTTTCTCTTTCTCCGCGAGAATCTTTTCCTGCTCGGAAAGCTGCGCTTTGATTTCCGCCTGCCGCTGGGTCTCTTCGATCCATGTCTGCGGATCAGCGTTGGCGTTAATTGCGGTTTTGGCCTCACTCTCGGCAAGGGAGGATTTTAGCTTTTCAACCTTATCATAAGCCTGTGCCGCCTCGTCCTGCGCCTGTTTGAGCTGTTCAACGATGGGTGCGCGTTTCGCCTCGCCGCTCTCCATGTTCTTTTTGAGCCTGTCCATGTCGCGTTGGAGCTTGTCCAATTCTTTGGCGGCTTGCCCGGCGTCGATTTCGACCGGGAATCTAAGTTCTGTCGCCATCGCATCACGTCCATTTCTTCAACATTTCTTCGTCCTCCGCCGTGTACTTCGTCGGGAGCGTTACCAAATCCCGATTCTGCCGCAGCCATTCCCGCTCGTATTTTTCGAGCTTTTTGCCTTTGGCTAGTTTCGAGCGCAGCGACACGATCTGCGAGAACGCGCAGTCCCCGCCGATCTCCATATACGCGCCCATGAACGTCCACCAGTGGAGATATTCGACCGAGCGGCATTCGTAGCCGAGCACACGGTTGACCGGCGCGACGATATACGGGAAGTCCTTTTCCCAATCCACAAGGCGGGCGGATTTCTTCCCGTGCGGCTGTCCGAGATCGATAAACCAGAAGCACTTCTCCAATGCCTCCGAATAGTCCGTCAGTTTTTCCCAATCGGGGAAAATCGTCTGTATTGTCGCCTCCGCCTTGTCCGCATCGGAAAAATCAGGGTCATTCAGAACCTCTATGAGGTCGAGAATAACCCTGTAGTCCGAGCGTATCGCATGGTCTGCACCGCCGACGGCAAGCGACATCGGCAGGGAGTAGATCATTTCTTGAATTTTGCGAGATACTTTTGCAGCTTCGGATTCGTCTTTTTCTTTTCAGCCGTAAAGGTATCGTTCATGTTGTCGATGAGGCAGAGCATCAGGTTGCACCACACGGGAAGGCCGTCCGCCATCGCATAGGTGTTCATCGTGCCATACAGGGGAGTGCAAACGTCAAAGCCGAAAAGACCGTTGATAAGCTCTCGCATCTCCCCGTCCATAGCACGGGCGGCAGCAAAGATTTTCTTCGCGTCGTTCTCCCCGGCGAGCATCGCCTGGTATTTGTCCTGCTGCTTGTCCATCGCGTCAAACGCATTAAAAACGCGCTCGATAAAGTCAATGTCGGTGAGGTTGAGCAACACCGTCACCTTTCCGTTGATGGAGATTTCCTGTACTCCGGTATCATGTCTAAGTTCAAGCATTGCTTAACCTCCCGTTCTCAGGTCGCCGGGGTAAACTCGATAGCGCCGCTGGTTCCCTTAGTCGCCGTGCCGATGGTGCGCTTGCCGCCGTAGGTCACATTGATGGGCATTCCGACGCTGCCGCCGCCCTCGCCGCCGAGACCAGTGACCTCGACCATGCAGGACTCGTAGCGCTCGGCAAATCCCGCGTAAGTGTGGACGATGAGCATGTCCATAGCCGCAAGCGCCATCGCGTCCTGATCGACAACGGCGAGCTTCCAAATCTTCTGCTGCGCCGCGTCGCCGCTGTCCAGCTCGCACGGCTCGAAAGACTGCGTAATGACAGGCTTCTTCATCGTGCCGTAGGTGTCGCCGAGAATGTCTTTCTTGCTCTCGGCAGACCAGTCGTATTCCTCGGAGCTGTCCTCCACGCGCTTGCCGATCACCGACCAAACAGGAGCAGAACCCGTGCCGGAGTTCAGATAAGCGAGAAGCAGCTCACGCGCCACAGTCTGCCCCGCAGCAGTGGTAAACGTGTATTCAGCCATTCGTTAAATCACCTCGTAAATTAAAGTTAATAGGATCTGGTGATCCTCTATGTCTCCTTCGTATCTGGCAAAAAGAGCCGCCGCCGTGTCGCGTTTGACTTTGCGCACGCGGATACCGTCCGCAATCGTCAGGCTATCCACGTTCGCCTCCGCCCACGCGCCATATGCATCCAGCACCTCGTCCGCGCTCATTCTCTCGTCGGCGTTCTTCGCCGGGACGCGATAAATGATTTTGAATTGATACTGCGCCTGATACGATCCGTCGATAAACTGCTTGGTTTTGTACGCCGCCTGAATGGTGGAAATGCATAAACCGCTTTTCTCGCCCAGCCATTCAAAGTCGAGCTTGGAAAGCGGTTTGTCCGGGTACGTATTCAGCCATTGCCGCACGGCGCGGCTCACGTCTGCGTTTTCTTCCGCAGACACTAATGTTTTAGGTTTCTGTTCATCCAAGGGACGAAATCACCGCCTTTTCTGCGACACGCGCCCACTTGCCGCCGTTTTTCTTGTAGGATGCGTCCATCCAATGGGATTGAGCTTGCGGGTGCATGTCCGTCGTGAAAACAAGGTCTTTCGCCGTCGGCGTGAGCGTTGCGCCCTTGTGCCAGCGCAATCCTACAGACGGTATGTTCATTGGGCCTTTACCAGTTGCGGCGTCAACCATGACCTTGCCCTCATACAGATATCGGGCTTGGTCGCCGGTATAGACGATCTCGTTTCCATCCGTCCGCGCCATGTTGGAGAAAACGCCCGTCAGCGCAGGGACAAAGGGAATCGTGTCTTTCAGCGCTTGCGTTGCAACAACGATCTCCGCCGCTTTACAGGCGGATTTGAAGTCTTCCCCGCTCACGGTCTTGATCTTTAGCGTGATCCTCATTTGCCACCGACCTGCCAATGCATCATGTCGCCGCCGAAATCACGGACATCAACCGTGCTCACATCAAACGCATAGTCATATTTCTCTTGCAGCTGCGCAAGGCTCATCATTTCGGAGACCTCGCCTTTGACAAAGTAGGTGGACGTGGAATTGCTATGCCCGCCGCTGTCCAGCGTCCACAAGCCCTGTTGATTCTCTGCCGCATAGAACGCTTTTGGCTCGACATACGTTTTCTTGTCGCCGGTCGTACTGACCGCATCAACGGAAAAGGGGATATAGAGAGTGGCGGCATCAGCGTCGGCAAGCCCCGTCTTTGCAACGTTCGTTCCCTTGGACACGTCAAGCAGCACACCACGCAGGATGGTGATGCTGCTGTGCATCTTTAGGTCGTCGTCCTCGTAGGAGTTAAAGACAGTCACAACATGTGGGAACACAGCGCTGCCCTCCTCTGTACAAAAGCCCCGTCCACGCAAGATAATCCATGGCGATGTTTTCCAGCGTTTTCCGGGCGGCTTCCGCCGTCTCCGTTCCGCTTGCGTATGTCTTGCTCCACGCGCCTACGGTCTGGCTCTTGACCTCGCCTCCGCTCATGCTCTGCGCTTTGGCGTTCTCAATAATTTGATACTGTTCCGCCAGCGCACAGCAGCACATAGCAAGCGCGTTGTCCGTGTCCGGGTAGTCCTTCGCCTTGCCCATGGTGTAATAGTCGATGAAGGCGCTTGCCCGCGTTGCTGCGCGGGCAAACTCCTGTTCCGTCAGGGCGCTGCCGAGATATGTTTCGGTGTAAAACGTGTATGTTGCGTACATCTGCGCCCCTCCGGTTTATCAGCCGACAGTGACAGCGGCAGTGCCGGACTTCGTTCCGTCCTGCTTAGAAACGGCGGTAACAGTCAGACTGGTATTCGTCTCATTGGAGGCGATGGTAAGAGTGCCGTTTTCGTCGATCTTCGTTCCAGCCTTTACAGCGGAAGACCCGGCAACGCCCCAAATGACGCCGTTAGACACCGCGCCCTCGCCGGTCACAGCGGCGGCAAACGCCTTGCTCGCGCCCTTAGCAACGGTAGCGGTGGCCGGGGTAACGGTAACGGTGTTGACCGTTCCGGCAGGAGCGTACACCGCGAACGGGCAGTACTTCGACAGGGTGTCGTTGTACGCCGTCTTCGGGTTCGGAATTTCCCAACCGAGACGCATAACCGCACGCAGCGCAACCATGTCATTCTGCATGAGGTTGTAAACGATGGAGTTGTCGGAAGGATCCTGCACAACGCCCTGATCGAAAATCTTGAACGTGATGTCCTGACGGATAGAATACACAAGCTCCGACCAGTCACCGGCGAACATGAGCGCCTTGGCAGTGTCGAAAGCACCATTGCGCGGGAAGTACATGGGAGAGCCGTCCAGAGCGTAAGGCGTTGCGCCCTGCATATCGGTTTTGAAGATGGGGTTGCCGTTCAGGTCTTTCAGACCGCGCAGCTTCGCACGCATCTGGATAGCGGACATAATGCCGTTAACAAGATAGCCGCTCTCTTCGACCTTGGCGATCACGCCGCCCTCGGCGAGAAGGTCGTCATAGATGTACGGCGTCGCCGCCACGACGGAACCGGCCTTCGTGCAAGTCTCAAGGACGCTGTCGCGCCAAGAGGTGGGCTTGTTCGTGCCGAACAGGATCGCGCCGTCAATGACCTTACCAAACGCCTCAACGAGACGCGGACGGACTTCGCCCCAGATGTCATAATCAGCATCGTCAAGCACCGCCTCCGGAATGGGGACGATGACGGCGATCTCTTCGGCATAGATTTTCTTCTTGTCCCACTTCATTTTCGTGGTCTGCTTCATGCCGGTATCGCCGTTCACGAAGTAGGCAGTGGGAAGCATGTCCAGAACGTTCATCGTCTGGGTCTTGCTCGTCATATTGGGGAGGCGGCGGCCCATCTGGAGGACGGCGCTGCCCTCGGTCACGCCCTGAATGATCTCACGAGTGACAGGTTCCGGAATAAGCCCGGAAAGGTCAGTTCTGTTTACAATGTTAGTAGCCATATTAGTCATGTTTACCTCACAATTCTCATTTAAATTTGCCCCGAATAAGGGCGTTCATAGCGTCGTTAGTGCCATTAGCACTGTTGGCGCTGTTGCCGACGTGCGCGGACATATCCACACGCACGGAGGCGGGTTTGCGATCTTTCAGAAACTCGTCGGCTGCCTTTTCAAAGCTCACCGTGTCCGTCACTTTCTGCCCGATCTTAAAACAGTAAAATTCCAGCTCATCAGCCGAAACGCCCTTTGCGGTCAGATACTTTTCCCGCTCAAACTGCGTTACCTTCGCTTCGGCGGCAAGCCGCGCCGCCTTTTCGGTGTCGCGCTCTTTCTCAATGCCCTTGAGCTTGTCCGCTTCGCTCTGCTGATTGGCTTTCCAAGCCTTATAAGCGTTCATTTCTTCCTCGGTGGGCATTCCTTTGGTTGCCCGCGCGAGACGCTTTGCAACGATATTGTCTACCTCGGCTTGTGTAAAAGTAGCCTCGTTCCCGCCCCCGGCGGTGTTGGGATTGGTATTCGGTTCTGCCATGATGATTCCTCCGTTTTCCGCCCGTCGGCGTATTCCGTTTATGCCCGTCGGCAAACAAAAAAGGAGCCCGTCCCGGATGGGACAAACTCCTTGAATGTTTAAAATTGCGGCTCGTGCGGGCGTTCCCTCCCGCGTCAACCGCGCCGAGCTATTGCCCGGTGCCACAGCGGCGAACCAACTGTGCGCGACTGCACGATTTAATGACGCCTTAGTTGGCGGCGCAAGCTGGAATCGAACCAGCAACGGCAGGGCGGCGTATCCTGCATCTCAGATTCCCTCGCGGGAGCGTCGGGAGCCTTTCCGACCTCGCCCGTCCGTGTTCCCATTTGCGCCATAAATGCGTGACCGCCAATGAGTAGTGGCGGCGCGGATTTGCTCTGTTCCCGCAAACAGCTTTTTTCTGGTGCAAAATTGCACCGTGGGGGCGGTTTATATGCCGTCCTCCCCTCGCCGGGCGGCACTCTCTGTCACGCTTTTATATATGCATGGCCGCTGTTGAGCAGTAGCGACGCGGTTTTTGTATCCCCCTCCGCAGGGGAAAGACAGGGGGAAAGGAAGGAAGCCCTGCCAAAGCAAGACCGTTATTTCTGTACCCGCCACAAGGTCAGGCGGCGCTCTCTGTTATGCTTTTAAAGAAGGATCCCATTTTCGTGACCTCACGAAAATGTTCATAGAAAAAGCACCGTGTGTTTACACGATGCTTTTGAACATATCAAATTCTTCGTAAGTCAGTTCCGTGAATTCTTTCCCTGTCTCTCTGCAATATTCTCGAATCCGCTTGAAATTATAGCCCGGCGAGCTGTCGGGAAACGGATCAGTCAGAGCGCCGTAATTGTCAAGAGGATTCTCCGCCATAGTATCTGTCATATAGTTTTTTCGCGCTCCTTTCTTCGATGGCCATAATTCTAAGTCTTGGGTTAATGAGCGTTGCGCCGAGCGATTCTTGATAATGCTTAATCAAATCCGACTTGGCAGTAAAGTATACATATCCGTCAAAACCTTGTTTGAAGCTCTCCCGAACAGCCTCTGCAAACAAATGGCCGCCTACACCAGAATACTCCTTACTTAGAAATGCAGGGTTGTGCGGGTTGTTAAACGGAGCAGCTTCAACTATATCAATCTTTACGGCATAATTGTTTGGATCAGGCTTTAAGGCAATTAGACCCTGTATGCGGTTATCTCCATCCGCTTTAATTCCGCGAATTGTATACCCGTTCTTACGCGGAATCGTCCAGTCAAACTCCCAGTCCTTAAAAACGCGTTTTGTTGGAATAACCTCAACGACGGTGGTGTTTACAAGTTGTCCGTCATTCATTCTTTTAAGGCAAGGGGTAAGCTCGTCAACCTCGATTTTAATTATACCATTTTCAGGCTGTTTTGCAATATTTTTTGCAGCTTTCTGCGCTTCCCGTGCTTCTTTCGGCCCGAACTCCGCAATGTTCCCGCGCTCGTACTGTGGCCGCAATCCTGCCGCCTTGCTGAACGCCTCATATTCCTCATTTAGACGACGATACCGTACAGCCTTTGTGGTATACTCCTCATCATCTCCGCGACCTTTGGCGGCAATCAGCTCGCGTTTAACTTTACGCAGGGACGCTTCAACCTGTCTCTGCTTTTGCGTCGCCTCGTAAAAGGTGTATTGCTTCCCCTCAAATTCAAAAGGAGGCGGATCAATATTCTCCAATTCCTCATCGGTGTATGTTCGCTCGGAAACTCCTTCGATCCAGATGTGGTACATATGTCGGCAGTTAGCGCCACACAAGCCGTCCACCTCGTCAAGACCGCAGACCTCATATATAGACGGGTAAATATCGCCGGTACGGACGGAATAAACGCGCCCCTGCCATTTCTTATGGCTCGCCCATGGCGTTTTACCCTCTCCGTCACGCGCTCCGCGGTGCGCCGTAACCTCTCTGTATGGCGTGTCAAGCAACGTCGCCGTCTGCTCCGTGTACTGCCGTGAAAGCTGGGTAACACCCGTCATAACAGCTCTGCGGGCAGCAACGTCAACGCGGTTATGCCAGCCGCTTTCATAGTCAACGTACTGCAAGCCGCTGTCCGTCAGCATCTTCGTTGCGTCACGGATCGCCGCGTTATAGCTCTGCCCGCTCTCCACGCGCATCAAGGCGTCGTCAAGCACGCGCTGGTACATCCTGCCTATATCATCGACCTTTACCGTGCCGTCCGGCGCTCGGTACGCAAAGCCCATGCTACGGGTAATGTTCGTCAGCTCTCCAAGCGTCTGCATCTCAATGGCGTTGATTTCCTGCATGAACAGGTCAGCATTGAAGTTGTTTTCGCCGAGAATAAGGTTGTCATCGATCAGCGTATCAAAATACTGCTGGTTTCGTTGAACCGCCTTGTTCCATACGGTGTCAAACTCGCTCTGTGTGAGCTTTAGGGCTTTTCGGATATACTCGTTGATTTTCTTGTAATCATACCCCCGGCGCTGCAAAGACCGTATGTGCTCTATCGCCGTCTCCGTCATTTCGCCGGTCACGGCAACGCGGGAGCATATATCTTCAAGTACTTGCTCCTCTAAGCGCTGATAGAGACGCATAAGCGGCAGGGGCAGGGAGTACATAAACTCCGGCGTGATTGGATATTTTGCCATTACTCATCGCCCGATACAAGGCTCTCCATCTGCGGCAGGGCGGCTTTTGCAGTTGCCTCATCCTCGTTCATCCACTTAGCGCGGAACTCCCAGTGATTCATGATTCCCATCTGCACCATACGGGAATCGCGGTTAAAGTCCGTCTCTTTGTCCTCAATGATAGAATCATCGAAATCGACGGTTATCTCGACGCTCTCGTTTAGCCCGGCGTTCATGTAAGCATTGCCCATTCGGAGAAGAACGCGGCACAGCTCAATGAGAACGCCTTCAAGGATGATCTCGTGCTTTTTGATCGTGCGGAACATCTCGGAGTTTTCGCTTATGATCTGCGTCGCTGTGGAGACGTTGCCATTGTCGTATTTGTAATGGTTCTCGCCAAACCCGCACTTGCTCGACAGGAGATTTAGCATATCCTGAATACCGGCGTTGTGTTCCGCCGTGCGGAGCTTCATATCGATTTCTTTAACAACTTCTTTCCCGAGCCCGTCCGCCGGTAAAACATGAAAAACGGCGTCATTCGGATCAAACAGAGGTTCGCCCTCTATTGTCTTTGTCGCCTGCGGCTGCACCATAATGCGCTTTTTGCCAAGCAGAAATTCGTTGACGTAGCTGTCGTAAGCTATGTCTACGCCCTTTATCTGATCTATGGCATTCGCAAACACCGAAATTCCCATCGGTAGCGTTGCATCAACATTATTGACAATGTTCAGCCGGTCAATAACGAACATCCGCTGTGTAAAATCAGTATGGACAATAGGAGCGATGTTTTCAAAACCCGGAACATCCGCAAGGTTTACCTCTAAGAGACTGCCCTTTGTGTCGCGGAAAAGAAGGTTTTCGATATCGTATTTTCCCTCTCCCGTTCGCTTATGGATGCAGATATAAAGGTATGTGTCTTTCTCAACGGACTTGTGAGAGCCAAACGCGCATTCGCTGACGATGCCGTTTTCCCAAGTCAGCGGGAGGATGAGATCAGCGGGCACATAATCAATTCGTATCTCTCCGCCGCTCGCGTTTACCTCGCCCGTGTTTACGTCCACAGAGGCATTAACGACAGTTGGAACATACGCAACCGTTCCGCGCGCCGCCTTGATCTCCTGCATTTCATTAGCCTTTACGGAAAAGTTGTTGCGAATAAAAACAGAATCAATAAAATCCTGTTCTTTCTTGCCTTCAAGGGTTATTTTGCATTTCTCGTTCAATAGCAAGTTCGCCCAATCCTCGCATACCTTTTTCGCCATGCCGAGCGAATACCGGCTGCATTTTATAAATTTCATGCCATTCCATACTTTATAATTATGAAACGACTTTACACAGCCATCATACCAGCTCTGCCAATTAGCGATATAAGTATAAAAACTTTCCGGGATAGTGGTATATCCCTTTTTCCGCAAAACTTCGTATATGTTCATGCTCTCACTCCGTACAGTCTATATGCCGGTTCCATCCCATACCGGATAGCGTCTATTGCGTGGTTGTTCTTGTCTGGGTATCCGCTTATAATCTCGCCGTCTTTGTTCCGCTCGTACTCATAGCCGACGATCTCTTTGTATGCGTTCGGCGTCCTGCGTTTGTCAATAACGATCTTTCGGCGTTGCAACCACTTCATACCGTATTCAACGCTTCCCGGCCCCTTTATTGCCGATCTCGCGTCTACTCCACTCGCGCGAAAGTCCACGATACTTTTCGGCTCCGCGCTGTCGCACGTAATCGGGAAATCATTATAATGGTGTTCGCGTATCCATGCGGCATTATCTTCGTTGCTCGTCTTATTAACGTAAAGATTTGCGGTATTCACTCCTCGTCAATGCCCTCACCGTCCTTTAACTCTACCAAGCCATCAAGCAGCTCGGCAAACCCATTAGCAATGGCATTATCGATATCGACGATGACAAGTGCGGAACGCTCCATCAGTTCCTGCATTTCAGGGCTTGCACAGTTCGCATAGTATTCCGCAATATTCCTGTAATTGAACACATTATGCCGGTTTGCCGCTGCAATAAGGAACGCTTTTTGCTCAGGAAGGATGTCTGCGGCCTCAATCTCCATGATGAGGCTGTCCGTCTTATCCGTATTGTACAAGTCGGCAAGGCTCGGCTTTATCCCATCCGGCTCATACTGCGGAATATTGACTTTCATGCTGTACTGGTTAGGCTCGCTCTCTTTTTCTTCCTCAAAAAATCCGAAGTCAAAGCCCTCGAAATCAAGCTCCGCAAGTTCTTCCGATAAAAGCGCATCATCCCATTCGGCAAACTCATTTGTTTTATTGTCCAGAAGCCGGTATTTCCGTTTCTGCTCCTCCGTCAGTCCCTCTTTGATAAGAACATCCGCTTCTTTGTAGCCGAGCTTCTTCAATGCCTTATATCTCGTATGCCCGGCAAGGATAACTCCGTCCTCATCCACAATGATAGGCGCTACGTAGGTGCACTGCTTGATGCTCTCCATGACATAAGCGACAGCATCATCATTCTTTCTAGGATTTTTTTCATAAGGGACGATTTCCCTTAACGGCTTTTTGACAAGTTGCATTTCAGTTCCTTCCTTTCCGCTTCCAACAAAAAAGAGCCGGAATCGCTTCCAGCTCTTTCGAGTGTACCCATTATAGCACTTGATTTTGGCTTTTTAGGCTAATCTTTCAACGTCGGCGTGAAGCTTTCGCTTTTAAGCATCCCCATGATCCTGCCCATTTCCGCAAGCCGTCCTTCGGCAAACGGCATACTGCAACCATTCAATTCGCAAGCTTCAATAAGCTCAAGCCGCCGTTCCTTGAAAAATTCATAAAGGCTGTCTGCGTCAATAGCTCTCATGATCACACCCCCGGCTGGTGAGCTTCTTTAGCTTCGATCTCGTCTGTCCAGCAGCGGACTTCCGGCCAGTTGATCGCCAGCGAGGACAGGACGGAATACACACCCTGCCGCATCGCGCGGTGTTCTTCTTCCGCTTCACGCTCGGTGTATTCGTCGGTATAGAACTGCTGCATCCGGCGGGCGACTTCGTCGTATACTGCCTGAATCTGGTCTTTCTCGAATTTGATGCCTTTCATTGATCGTTCTTCCTTTCTGGGCGGTTTAGCCGCCGCCCTTCGGCTCCTGTTCTTCTTATTTCACGTAGATCGTCAAGTCTTCGCCGGTGATGCGGAAAGAAACGAGCGTCGCGTTAAGCTGTTTTTCATACGGTGTGTCCGTTGCCATCGGGTTAACGGCAATGCCGATAAGCTGCGTTTTTTCTTCCACACCGCGAACAACGAAAATGCGGTGAATCGAGCTGGATGCATAAAGAAACTTGTTCAAGAACTGTCTTACTTTCATTTCAATTTCCTTTCTGCCTGTTGGCTTGTTTATTTGCCTTACAGTTGTAGTTATAAACTATTCAGTTTATAATGTCAACTGTTATTTTAAACTTTTTGGAACATTTTTGAAAAGTTTTATTTGACAAGCAAAAATATATAGTTTACAATCAGATCGAAAGGGGTGATCCAATGACCGCTAAGCAATTAGTTGATATGGCGCTGGCTTACGCCGGGATGAGCAAATCAGAGCTTGCCCGCCGCCTAAACTGGTCTCCGCAACTGTTAAGCAAACGCTTAAATACCGGAAAGTTCTCCGTTGAAGAATGGTGCGTTATTGCGAAAGCCATTGGCGCAGAACCACATATCGGCTTTATTTTCCCGGACGGAAAAGAAATATAAAGCAAAGGGGTAGTCATTCGACTGCCCCTTTTTTTGTAAGTCCGAAGTTCTCTGCTGTTCTTTCGATGAATTTATTATGCCAGTTCTTAGCGGTTCCGTAGGAAACGAACAGGGCCATAGCTGCCCCATGCAAAGTATGTGTGCGCTTAAAAAACACCATTTCGATGAGCTTTACGCGATCCGCGCCATTAGGATACCGCATGGTGTCCAGTATGGTCTTTTCGACAGCTAAATACTCTTTCATATCATCGAAAGGAAGCTCGCGCAAGGCTACGCTTTCAGCGGCTCGGTTTACGTCCGTCCCTCGTCCTGCCGCGCCGTATGCGGGAACAACAGACTGCTCCCGTATATTCCGCAAATCCTCACAATGCATCGGGTACGCCCGGATGATCGCCTTTACGAACCCCCACCATTTGTATCTTGGTTTGCTCATTTTACCTCCGTTCTCGCAGCGTTAAACACTCTGCGCGGAATTTTCGATTGTCAGGCGCATCTTTTCATGCCTCCCACGAAACGCTTAACTTTGCCATACTCACGGAGCCGAGGACGGAGTAAACGAGGTTCAGCGCTTCTGTGGTCGTGGTGTTCTCGAAGCAGAGGCTTCCGCTCTTGGGAGCGCCCCCCCTATTCTGTACCGGCAGAGCGTCAAGGGCTTTGACCTCCTCCGGCGGTTCTTCGTCTTCCAGCTCGGACGGTTTTGTTTCCGTCGGCGCTTCTACGGGATCGGCTTTTGGCTCTTCGGCGCAAAAGGCACGGAATCCGCCGTTGTTGGTGTTCGCCCATCCTCCACGGTGCGGAAACTTGATGCCGAGCTTCTTAGTCTCCAAGCCCACCGTCTGAACAGAAACGCCGAACATGGCGGCAAGATCTTTTTGCTGCACGTCGAAGCGCTTCTGTAGATTCTCTATGTACTCCCGGCGCACATCGTCCGGGAGTAACTTAAATTCTTTCCACCGCATGGGTCGATTGAGAGCGTATGTTTTTATTTCGCCGTTCATGGCTTCACGTTCCTTTCTTGTTAGATAGTCGGACGGGAAGATGACTTTCCCGCCCTTTCCGGCATGGGTGCGCGTATGCCTCGCGCCGTTCGCTTCTTCTCTGCGCAGTCAGTAATGAAAACGTACTTTTCATCGTTCACGGTTAAAACTCTCCATAACGTTCGATTTGATATATCTCACCGTCTATGGTGTATATCGTTAAAGTCTCGCATATTGCCGGAGGAGGCGACGCAGGAACGAAAACCGTACCGTACCTTATCCCGCAATACTCACACACGCTCCCGGTGATCGGAGCTCCACAGTTCAGGCAGTTTGTCAAACCTCCCACCCGAACTCGTCCTTTATGGCGTCTTTGACTTCCCAGATGTTGAGGTTATGGCTGTTCACGCTCTCGCGGATGTTGCGCACCTCGTCAGACATGCGGTTCACGTCCTCCTGCGATGGATGGAAGCAGGACATCCATGCCCAAACGAAGATCGTCATGGCGATGGATACGGCCTTGTGCATGGAGACGTCTCTCGGCTTGCGTTTGGATTTACTGCTCATCGTCTCTCCTTTTTCCCCATGAGCAAAAATCGATTTTACTTACTTCCCCGAACGCCGTTATTACGCGCGGGTGGAAGCAGGTAAGTGGCTCGCCTTTGCCGCAATACTTACAATCCGCGCACCAGACAATCCCGGCATACTGTTCATCAAGTCCCGCCAATCGACCATCTGAAAACCCATTGTCGTATTGCTTGCGGTCATACCGCAAGGCGCGAATAAGCTCGTCTTTGTCCACATTAATGTCGATATGTTTTAATAAATCAACGACGCCATCCTCAAGTTTTGCCTGAATTTCGGCGGTTAAAAGCTCTATCGGCGACTTATACATCGTTTTTCCTTTCTCCGATTTTGTTATCGTCAACAAAATCGGCTCTCCTTTTTTCTCCGTGTGCGCAGAAGAAATCTGCGCTTGTCGCTCGCAAGCCGACTTCGTTCCCGTCGAGCATTATTGCGTTTTTTGCGCACATTTCGCGCTTGAGAATCGTTCTGTGATATTTGCAGTCCTTGCACCGCACAACTTCCACAGCGTCAATAGTGGGAGCATTTGCAATTTGTAATGCGTCTACATAGCCATAAGCGCCTTCTTTGTTAGCTTCTTTTATGAGTGCATTTGCATCAATTAGTCTTGCCATTCACTACACCCCCCATTCAACCACCACACACAGCGGGGGCATTTGCCGTAGCATGGTTTATGCATCGCTGTCACCCCATTCGTTTTCTTCGATTTGAACCACAGTCCCGCTCCGCAGATTGGACGTGCCGATGCATTCTGCTACAAGTTTGTAACAGTCATCGTGGTTAAGCAGCAGCGACAGGGTTGCCCCTATGGTGTTATCCGGCAATTCAAACGTTATTTTCATCCAGTTCGTCATCCTTTCTCTGATAGCAATTCAGCAGCGGGTCTGTCGTTTCGCAGAAGCAGCAGGGCTTTCCGTCCGCAGCGCTCGGCGGGTAGTGGATGCAGGATTCGCAGTCGTTCATTCCGCACTTCCCCTCCCCAGCCAACTGCGATCTATATTGAGTTTGTTGCCGACATAATTAACTGCATTGGCAACGCCACAGCGGAAATAAAAATCCCTTACGCGCTCCTCGACGGTTTCTCCGATTGTTTTTTCGGTGTCGTTGTTTTTGTAAAGAAATTCTAGAATTTCCTGTAGCTTCTTTTTTGAGATAAGACCAAACATTTTTATTTCTCCTTTATCATTTTTGCACCGCAATGGGGACAGAACGCGCTTTCTCCCATAAATGTGTTTGGCGCAAGACAAATTGAGCAACTATATGGCTGATAGAAATCATGCAAAACGCCCTTCCAATCTTCCCGTTTTACGACAAGCGACACCCATTTCCCGTGCTGTGCAACTGGCGCATATTGGTTGCACTCTGCACAAGGTTGATTATCAACCGCTCGACAAACGGGGTAATGATCGCAGCTTGGGCAAATACTTTCTGCCCCTGCCTTGATTGTCTGGTGGATATCAATCATTTTCTTCACCCTCCACTCTTCATCCGTCCATCTTTGCTCCGCAGTTTGGGCAGTAATTCCCGTCGCGCACATAAAACGCCATAGCATAAGCTTCACGCCCGCAGCACGAGCACTTTACCATTTCAAACTGCTCTGAGCAGTTTTCATAGCGAGAATGCACCCACTTTCCATGCCGTACAGGCGCAACGTCGGTGGCGGGGAAATCTTCAAGCTCGTTTGCCAAATCTTCAAAGGCTTCGGCAATTATTCCGCTTTCACCGCCCAGCTCTTCAAAAGCGCTCTGTGCTTCTTCAGCTTCTTTGCGAATATAGAAAACAACATCTTTTTTGCTCATGTATTTAGCCATTGTCATCGCCTCCGTCCGTTCGCACTTCTTTTTCAAGAATTGCATCGATAACTTCAATAGCGTCGAGAATGCCGCAGTTTACGCTTTTGTCGTGGTCAAATATAGCTCCCTCGATGAAACCTAACATGCGCTGAATCGTTGAAAAGTCTTTGTGTGTCATGGCGTTTTCCCCTCATAGTTGTCTTTAATACCGTGATTTCTCAGGCAGCAGGAGCACTTCTGGTAACGCTTGCCGAGCCATTTGCAGTTGTCGCAGGAAAGCGCGTCCTCTTCGAGCATCCGCAGCCAGTCACAGTCTGCCGGTTCACAAGGATCGTCTGGGTAGAGCTCGTTGCATAATTCGCAGATGACCGTCCGTGCTGTTTTAACTTTCGTGTATTCAGCCATTGTCAACCCTCCTATTCCATGCATCAGACGCATCTTTGAGTGACACTGCATCAATCAGTATCGGGTCGATGATGCAGCAGTTGTATTCGTCATCGCCGTATGTGTGATAAACTTTGAACACCCTGTCAAGTGAGTTGTAGACAATCGACACGGGTTTCCCACAGAACGGGCAAGGCTTCAATCTGGCCATTCCCACCCCTCCCAATCAATCGCCTGTCCGCAATGCTCGCAGTATGTGATTTTCTTACCGCCGCCGATAAATTCCCAATGCCCAAGGGCGTAATCACATGCGGGACAAATTGCTTCTTTCGTAGGCGTTCCCCATGTCCTGTCAACGCCGCTGGTCGGCTTTTTCGGAATCTGCTTGTCCAGCGCCTCACACGCCATAAGGCAAGCCTCGTCTACCGCCTCCTGCAATTTCTCCTTGCCTTTGAACCCGATCTCGGCAAGGGCTTCCCGCGTAGTGTCCGGGTGAAGGATTCGTTTTGCTTCTTCGTAGGTCATGCCGCGTCCTCCCACACCGGTCGGCTGTTCTTCCACTTGCGCCAGCGGATAAAGCGCCACCGGGGCGGCTCGCTGTCCAGCCACTTGTTGAAATGCGCGATAAACTCAAGGCGCAGATTGTACCGGCGCTTCTTTTCCTGTTTTTCGTTCACGATGTCAGCTCCTTTTCGTATTTGCAGAATGTCATGTCGCAGTCCTTCCTATCCGCGCACACGCTGCATCCGTGCGCTTTGGAGAAGCGGAAAAACTCTGCGGCGGTTCTTGTTGGGTAAACCTTTCGGACAGTGGCCGTTTTCTCGCTTTTCGGCTTCTTGACTTCCACAGGCGCTTTTTTCGGCTTTCTGCCCTGCCTCATGTGTTCGGCTCTGGCCGCTCTCACTTCGTTTGCGAGACAGCCGCAGGATCGCGTCTGCCCGTACATGATGTTGTTCTGCATGATGATTTTTTCCGTTCCGCAATCGCATTTGACGCGCCAGAAAATGAAGCCATTCCTGTCCGGCACATCGGCAAGGCCGAGGACGACGAGCCGCCCGAACCGCTGACCTGTCAGGTCTTTTCTCGGTCGTGCCTTTATAGCCGCCCTTGCCTTTTCGAGCTTTGCCATTGAAGCCTCGGAGTTCAGGCAGCCGCAGGATTTTGTTTTTCCGCTCCGCAGAGAATAACCGGCAATTACTTTCTCATTTCCGCAGTCGCATTTGCAGAGCCAATGCGCGCCGGAGTGCTCGGAGTGGTCGTATCGGATGACCGTCAGGCGTCCGAAGCGCTGCCCGGTAAGGTCAATTCGTTTCATCCGAGCCTCCGTTTTGCGTAAAGTGCCATGAGTAAAGATTCCGCCATTCCGTCATGCTCCTTGCGGCAGCCCGGCGGGATTAAATTCACGCCGGGGAAGAGCCGCTTGCAGACCTCGATGGACGTGTTCTTG